CGGTGCTGGTGGAGATACTTTTAATACTATTTTGTTAGGAGCAGCATTAATTGGTGCGTCATTCTTCTTCCCAGGTGCAGGATTATTTGGTACAACAAGTTTTCTAGGTGCAGCAGCAGGACCTGCTGGTACAGCTATTGGTACAGGTTTAAGTTATATAGGTGCTGGATTAATACTTCAAGGTGTTGGTAATATGCTTTACCCAACTGAAGACCCTTCATTTGAGGATAACCCACAAATATCATTTAACTTTGCTGGAACGCAGAACACAGCAAGGGCTGGTACTCCAGTTCCTATAGTTTATGGTGAGATATTTACAGGTTCAGTTGTTATTAGTGGTGACATAGATACAGAAGCGGTACAGGCATGATTGAAGATAATAAACATATAGCTGGATCTGGCGGTGGTGGAGGTAAAGGTGGAGGTCAAGACCCACCAACCATCACACCTGATAACTTACATAGTAAACAGTTTGCAACTTTACTTGATCTTATCTCTGAAGGTGAGATAGAAGGTTTTTCAAGTCCTTCAAAAGAAGGAAGAACCAAAGGCACTACTGCATATAAGAATGCTGCAAAGAAAGATATTTTTTTAGATGACACTCCAATTTTATCTTCAAATGCTGATTCAACCGATCCACAAAATGTTGACTTCAATCATCAGAATATAGATCTTGATATTCGTTTTGGTACAGATCCCCAAGCAAAAATGTCTAAGGTTTCGGGAAGTGCTTCGCTTTTTAACGTAGGAGTAAAAGTTGAAAATGGTTCTCCAATAACAAGACAACTTACTAATAATTCTGATTTAGATGCTGTAAAAGTTACTGTTACTGTGCCTATTTTGCAAGTAATTGAAGATGATGGAGATGTGATAGGTTCTCAAGTTAATTTTAATATACAACTTCAATATAATGGAGGTGGTTTTACCACAGTTCATTCGGATACTATCAGAGGTAGAACAGCAGATGCTTACAATAGAGAATATAGAATTGAGCTTACTGGTGCTCATCCTGTAGATGTCCGCTTAGTAAAAACATCAGCAAACAGTACAGATAGAATACAAAGAGATTTAATTTGGCAATCTTATTCAGAATTAGAAGATGATTCAAGCACATATCCAAACAGTGCTTTTACAAGATTACGTTTAGATTCAGAGTTCTTTAGTAGGATTCCAAGAAGAACTTTTAGAGTTAGAGGAGTAAAAGTAAGAATCCCAGGTGCAGGAGCTAACTCATCAGGAACTCCAACTGTAGATTTACAAACTGGAAGAATAGAATATCCTACTGGTTACATTTTTAATGGTGTTATGGGTGCTGCTCAATGGACAACGTGCCCTGCAATGATACTTCTCGATTTACTTACTAATACCAGATATGGGTTAGGTAATCATATTATTGATAGTAATTTAGATTTATTTTCATTTGTAACTGCTAGTAAATTTTCTAATACTCTTGTATCGGATGGATTTGGTGGACAGGAAGCTAGATTTGCTTGCAATATAAACATTCAGACAAGTGTAGAAGCATTTACTGTTATAAATACTTTATCGGGAATAATGAGATGTATGCCTATTTGGTCTGAAGGGGCATTACTTCTTACTCAAGACAGTCCAAAAGATCCTAGTTATTTATTCACTTTGGCTAATGTTGGCCCAGAAGGTTTCAGTTACACAGGAAGCAGTTTAAAAACTAGAAGTACAGTAGTTGCAGTTTCATATTTTAATATGGAAACTAGAAATTTAGATTATGAAGAAGTAGAAGCAGAAGCAGCCTATAGAAGTAAATATGGACTTCATGTTAAAAGAGTAAAAGCATTAGGTTGCACAAGTAGAGGTCAAGCTAGAAGATTTGCAAAAGCTATATTATTTGCAGAACAGCGTGAAACTGAAGCCGTAACCTTCTCTGTCTCAATGGAGTCAGGATGTGTTGTACGACCTGGAGCGATTATCAGTATTTCCGATCCAGCTAGATCAGGTATAAGAAGAGCAGGAAGAATTAATACAGCTACTACGACTCAAATAACAGTAGATAATTCCAGTGATACCGATTTATCAGATCAGAATAATCCTAAATTAAGTGTCATATTACCTAACGGCACTGTTGAAACTAAAAATGTAACTTCTATTTCTGGAAAAGTAATTACTTTAGAAAGTGCATTAAGTCAGACACCAAATGTTAACAGTATTTGGATGCTTGAGAATGATACTGTTTCTGCTCAGTCATTTAGAGTAATGTCTGTTGAAGAGCGAGATGGGATTAGTTATGGAATATCAGCATTAGCTTATGTAAATGAAAAATACGCATTTATTGAAGATGGTGAAACAATTACACCACAGCAAATATCAACTTTAAATTTATTAAAGCCACCTCCTAGTGGATTATCAGCAGATGAAGTGATCGTATTAATAAATAATCAACCTGTATCTAAATTAATTGTGAGATGGCAACCTGTAACTGGTGTTTCCAATTACATGGTTAACTATAGATTTGGTGATAATAATATTGTTTCAGCTATAACAAGTAGTCCTGATTTTGAAATATTTAACACAAAAGTAGGATCTTATGAAGTATCTGTTTTTAGTTTAAATGCTGCCCAAGAAGCAAGTGCTACTTCTGCGACTGATACTTTTAACACTGTTGGTAAAACTGCTGTTCCTGCTGATGTAACAGGAGTATCTGCTGAACAAATACCTGGAGATAATGGATCAATAAGATTAAGGTGGAATAAATCTACTGATTTAGATGTTACACATGGTGGATTTGTTTATATCAGACACGACAGTTCTAAAACCGATGGAACAGGTACTTTTGAAAACGCTGTAGATTTAATAGAAGCTGTACCTGGAAACTCAACTTTTGCAATAGTTCCTGCGATTACTGGAGAATATATTCTTAAATTTCAAGATGATGGTGGGAGATTTAGCACAGGAGAAGGTAGTGTTGTAGTCCAACTTGCTGATACTTCAAACAATTTATTAGTTCAGACAAGAAGAGAAGATCAAGATGTTCCGAAGTTTCAAGGTGTAAAAGTTAATACTGCTGTAGATGAAGCTACAGATGCTCTTAACTTGGCTGGTGTTGGTCTATTTGATGACATTGGTGGCAGTATTGCAGGAACATTTGATGATGTTGGCTCGTTAGATGACATAGGAGGAATTGCACCTTCTGGAACTTATGACTTTAAAGATACCTTAGATTTGGGTAGTATATTCAGTCTTGATTTAGTAAGACACTTTAAAACTGAAGGTTTCTTCCCATCAGATTTATTTGATTCAAGAAATCCTGCATTTCCTACTACTGGTAATTTTGATGGAACAGAGGCTAATGATGTAGATGCTCAGTTGTTTGTACGAAGAACACAAGATGATCCTACTTCTGGTTCTCCTACTTATACATCTTTTGAACCTTTTTCAAGTGGTCGATTTACAGGAAGAGGTTTTCAATTTAGAACAGTTCTTACAAGTGCCGATCCAGAACAAGATATTAGAGTATTTGAATTGGGATATACTGCAAAAATAGAAGCTAGACAAGAAATAAAAACAAATATTACTCAAAGTGCAGCAGCCACAGCATATACTTTTGACCATCCATTTTTCACTGGAACGGCTGCTTTATTAGGAGTTAATAGTAATTTACCTTCAGTAAATATAACGGCACAAAACTTAGCTTCTGGTGATTATTTTGTTATAACAAATCTTTCTGGAACGGGATTTACCATAGATTTCAAGAATAGTTCCAATGCTTCGATTGGTAAGAATTTCTCATATACGGCTGTCGGTTTCGGAAAAGGATAGTACAATAAGATCAATGTTACTTTTTAATAATGGCTAGACCAGGAACTACCACTAGCGTAACGGGTAATAATTACAATACCGACAACGGAACGGGTGCTGCGGTTCGTGCAAAGATCAATGAAATATTTACAGCATTAAGAACATTAAGTTCTGGAAGTAGCGATCCGTCTGGAGCAGCAAATATAGCTCAATATCAACCTCATATAAATACTTCTACAAACGAATTAAAAATAGCAGCATCAGTTTCGGGTGATACTGCAACTTATGTTGTGTTAGGAAAAATAAACGAAGCAAACTTTGGTCATGTTGTAGCAGCAACACCCACGATGACAGGTGATGTTACGATGTCATCTAATGGATTTTTAAAAATTCCAGTTGGAACGGATGCCCAACAACCTGGTCAATCTAGCCAACCAGCAGCAGCAGTAGGACAACTAAGATATAATTCAGATCAAAACAGATTTGAAGGATATAAAAATACAGGTTGGGGAGAGATTGGTGGAGGTGCTGGAGCTACTGGAGGGGGCACAGATCAGGTGTTCTTGGAGACAGGCCAAAGTATTACAGAAAACTATACTTTAACGTCTGGTAAAAATGCGATTACAGTATCGCCTACAATAAATACAGGTAAAGAAGTGGTCGTGCCAAACGGGGCAACTCTTGTTATTCTTTAATTATGAGCTTAGAACTATCAGGAACAACGCCAGCGATTAAAGGAGTAGCTGGATCTGTGTCCGCACCAGCTATTACTGGTGATGATGCTGACACAGGAATAAGTTTCCCTTCTGCTAATACCATCAAGTTTTCAACTGGTGGTGTTGAAAGAATGTCGATTACAGATAGCGGTGTTGTTGGTGCAGGGGGTGGTAAAGTTTTAAAATATGAAACTTATACAACTACTACTGCAACTTCCACAAGTGGACAAACTTTTGTAGATACTGGATTAAGCGGTACTATTCAACCTTCGGCAGCAAACAGTAAGATTTTAGTTATTGTAAATCAATTTTTTAGAACTACATCGAGTACTGTAAACACAGGTACATCTGTTCAAGTATTAGAAGGTTCTAATGTCGTTGTTCCTTCACAGACTAATGATTTATACTATTTTGGTGGTGGTGGAGCATCATCTACTAGTATGAATTTTCATGATAGATTTGCGGTCACAATGATTCATACCCCATCATATAGTGTAGGCGATACTTTAACTTATAAAACACAAATGAAGTCTCTTAGCGATGGTGGGGTAACTTCCAGTACAGCACAAAATTCATCATCTTCAAGTTATTTAACATTATTGGAGTTGGCTGCATGATTTACACTAAATTTGATGCACTCATGTCATTAAAACCAAATGGTGAATATACATGGGTTGGAACTAATTATGCAAATTTAACAGGGAGTGATAAACCTACTGAATCACAGATAGATACAGAACTAACAAGATTAACAGATGCAGAACCTATGAGATTATTAAGAGTAGAAAGAAATGCAAGATTAGCAGCTTGTGATTGGAGAGCTTGTTCTGATTTAACACTTGCTACAGCTTGGAAAACATATCGTCAAAGTTTGCGTGATTTACCAGCAAGTGCATCGCCAAAGTTAAACGCAAATGGTAATTTAGATATGAGTTCTGTTACTTTTCCTACTGAACCTAGCTAATTATGAGCAAAATATCACTCAAACACTCAGGCGGTAATGTTGTTTCACTCAACTCACCAACCAACGCTCCAGGTGCAGCAGACGTAGCATTTAAACTACCTAATGCTGATGGGTCAGATGGGCAAGCTATCGTTACAGATGGATCGGGTAATTTAAGTTTTGGTAGTGTAGCAGCAACAAGAAATTTAATAATCAACGGAGCTATGCAAGTGGCTCAACGTGGCTCATCAACAACAACCTCTGGCGGTTATTCTGTTGACAGAATTCAATGCTTTCATGGAGGTGCTGATGAAGCTCCTACTTTTGCTCAAGCAGATGTTGCAAGTGGGACTACACCATATACTTTAGGTTTTAGAAAATCCTTAAAGATTACTAATGGTAATCAAACAAGTGGTGCTGGTGCTGCTGACTATGTTTGGCTTCAATATAAAATAGAAGCACAAGACATTGCAAATAGCGGTTGGAACTATACTTCATCTTCTAGCTATATAACATTATCTTTCTGGGTCAAATCAAGCGTAGCACAGGACTTTAAAGGTTTTATACAAACATCTGATGGAACTGCTCAAAGTTATCCTTTTGCGACAGGTTCATTATCTGCTAATACTTGGACTAAAGTTACAAAAACAATTCCCGGAAATTCAAATCTGACGTTTGACAATAATAATGCTGTAGGTATGAATATACAATTCTTACCTTTCTTTGGAACAGATTACACAGCAAGTTCAGCTACAGAAAACGCTTGGCAAACATACTCTGGTTCAGCAAGATGTAAGGATAGTACTGTAACTTGGTATGAAACGGATGATGCAACATTTGAGATTACAGGAGTTCAATTAGAAGTAGGTTCTGTAGCAACTGATTTTGAACACAGGTCATTTGCACAAGAGCTTGAGCTTTGCAAAAGATACTTTTTTCAAATAGGAAGAGATGCACAAAATAATCATACACAGAGACTATCTTTTCCATTTATTAATGAAGCTCCCAGCAACACTGGAGGTTATATAAATTTTAGATTTCATCCAGAAATGAGAGCAACACCGACCGCAACTATTGGAAGCCAGTTAGAATTAGGAAAACCACAAACAGATATGGGTAGTTATCACGTCTCTAGTTTTAATGATATGACACCTTGTGGATGTCATTTCTTTCAATGGAGTGGAGGTCAAACTGGTAGTACTGGTGATTCAAATATGTATTTGAGAGTTGGGAATGTCGAGAACTCTTACGCATCCTTTTCAGCGGAGCTTTAATTATGGCACTTTATAAATTACACAAAAATCCATTTACAGGAAAAATTGATTTTGTATTTAAAAATCTTGACAATCCTCCACACAGTTGTATTCCTTTCGATCCAGCAAACGCCGACTACCAAGAATACCTAGAATGGGCAAAAACAAACACAGCGGAGGCAGCTGATTAATGGCATTAACAAAAATTAAGACGGATGGTGTCACAGATGATGCCATCACGTCAGGGAAAATACCGGCAAACGCTGTAGGCAGTAGCGAAATAGCTGCCAATTCTGTGGGGTCTAGCGAGTTAGCAGACGATGCAGTTGATACAGACGCTATTCAAGATAACGCTGTAACAGCAGCAAAACTAGCTGATGTAGGAGTAATAGATAATACTAATCAATTAGGGACTGCTGTTGTAACTACAACTAAAATAGCTGACGAAACCGTAACTTTAGCTAAACTAGAACATGGTACATCATCTAACGATGGCAAGTTCCTACGTGCAAATAACGGAGCAGATCCTACATTTGAAACAGTTTCAACAACACCAGCAGATGGAAGTATTACTCAAGCAAAATTAAACTTCCCAGTCTCTAATCGTAATATAATGATTAACGGAGCTATGATAGTAGCTCAACGTGGTACGTCATCTACAGTAAATGGTTACGGAAGTGTTGATAGAATGAGTCCTTATTCTGCTAACACAAGTGTCACTACAACCCATTCACAAGTAGCTGTAACAACTGGAGGTGCTTATGATGCTGGTTTTAGGAAAGCATTTCAAGTTACTAAACCTGCTGGTTCTGTAGCAGCAAATGGTCAGATAGCAATTAATTATTCTATTGAAGGACAGGATATAGTTAATTCTGGTTGGAAAATGACAGATCCAAATAGT